ATTATTGTCACCAAAAATACTATATATCTCATTAAAATTAGCATTAACTTTTACGGCGCCCTGTCTCAGGGTATCACCTGTTCCATCATTACTAGATGAACCAACACCGATTTGTTTCTTAGCCATTCTCTACAAGACTACTACGTTTTTATTATTTAGTCTACAGTTTGAATCCGCTGAATGAATTTTTCTTCATGTCTTGTTTGATACCACCTACAACATAAGACTCCACCTCTGTCTCCTGTGGTGCAACCTGTAGTCCTTTTGATGAGATCCAGTGTTGTGTCCAAGGTAAGGGGTTATTTCTTAGTGGTTGATCGTAAATAGGATCAAGTCCAAGTGCTTTCATTCTCTTGTTAGCAATCCACTCTACATATTGTCCTAATAATTTGTCATTAAGACCTATCATGCTACCATCTTTGAATAGGTATTGAGCCCATTCTTTCTCTTCTCTCACTGCGTTCTTAAACATAGAGATAACATTATCTTTTTCTTCTGCAGCTATCTGTTTCATCTCTGGATCATCACCATTCATCCAGTTTTTCATTATGTTCTGTGTGAGAACTAGATGCTGGTTTTCATCCCTACTGATGAGGGATATAATTTTTGCTGATCCCTCCATAAGTTTAAGCTCTCCAAATGCAAACGAGCAAGCGAAGGAGACATAGAACCTAATTCCTTCAAGTATGTTAACATTTGCAACCGCTCTGTAGAGTTTTCTTTTGAGTTCATTTAGTGAGTTGTCTTTTGTTTGTGTGTTTTCCCATCCATCTTTCCACAGGTTACTTTGACCCCATTGCTGGGCCTCATTTATAAATTCATCGTATGCCCGAGTTACTGACTTCGCTCGGTCTAAAATTCTTTCATCGTTGAGAATGGTATCGAATACTTCGGATGGGTCTGGATACACATTCTTGATAATATATGTATATGATTTTGAGTGTATCATCTCCATGAATTGCCATACATTCATAGCAGATTCTAGTTCTGGCAATGCAGTATATGGTGCAAAAGCCATACCTGGCCCACGACCTTGTACAGAGTCTAGTAGTATTTGATACTTTAGATTAGATGTAAAGATGTGTTTTTGTTCTGGGCGTAGAGATTGATAGTCAGATCTATCTTTCTGTAAAGAGACTTCTTCTGGTCTCCAAAAATATCCTAGCATTTGAGTAGTAAGTCTATCAAACACTGGATATTTGAAAGAGTCGTACCTCTGTACACCGAGAGGTTTACCAAAAAACATTGGTTGTTTCTTAGTATCAACTTCTTCTGAATTAAAGACGGTCATGCCGTCGGGTCTAGATGGTGCAAGAGTCACAAGCTTCTTCCTCTGATAGTTCTGTTAGTAGTTTTTCTAATTGTGGTTTCACTTCTTCTACATCATCAGGTTCATCACTCTTCATATCATATGTGTTTTGGTAATAAGATGTCTTCCAACCATATTTGTATGTGGTCAAAAGATCCTGTGCCATCACAGTAACTGGCACTTCGTTATCGGGATAGTTCTTAGGGTTATAACTCCAGTTTCCACTGATAGCTTGGTCAAAGAACTTCTGCATCACTGCAACTACCTTAATATATCCATCATTACTCTCCATATCCCAGAGAAGAGTATAGTTACTTTTCAAAGTTCCATAAGACGGAACCACTTGTTTAAGAGGCCCTTTCTTTGACTTCTTAATGGACAGGTAATCTCTAGGTGGTTCGATTCCGTTTGTTGCATTAGACACAACGGAACTGCTTTCTGATGGCATTTGTGCAGACAGTGTTGAGTGCCTGAGACCGTGCTCCAAGATAGATGCTCTAAGAGATTCCCAATCATATTTCAAATCTTCCTTACTAATTTCATCTACATCGTTCTTGTATGTATCAATCGGAAGAATTCCATCAGCGTATTTTGTGCTTCCGAAATCTACACAAGCGCCTTTCTCTTTTGCAATCTGATTAGAAGCTTTGAGTAGATGATACTGAAAGCTTTCAGTAAGTCTATGTACTGCATCCCAGGCGTCTTGTGAGTCATAATTCCACCCATTCTTAGCAAGATAATGTGCTAAACCAATGAACCCTACTCCAAGGGATCTACGACCCAATGTGGCTAATTCAGCGGCTTTGACAGGATAATCTTGATAGTCAATCAACTCCTCCAGAGACCTCACAGAGAGGTCACAGAGTTCCTCTAACTCATCTAACTTGGTCAACTTACCTACGTTGATGGCAGATAGGATACAGAGTGCAATCTCACCGTCTATGGCATCAATGTGATTGATAGGTTCTGTGGGTAAAGTGATCTCTTGACATAGATTACTCATACTTACCTTGTCCTTGAAGGAAGAGTGTTCATTACAGTGATCAATATTCATAATGTAGATGCGACCTGTCTCTGATCTCTCCTTAAGGAGTTCCATTATTAGTTCTTGAGCTCCGATTGTGGTCTTGGGGATTGATTCATCCAATTCGTAACGGCAATATAACTCATCAAACTCAGGGGTCCCAAAACTCTCAAACAAGTTAGGAACACTATGGGGAGAAAAAAGCGAGATCTCCTTATCTTCGATAAACCTTTCATAAAAGAGTTTTGAGATTTGGATTGAGTAGTCAAGTTTTCTGACACGATTGTCCTCCGTTCCTTTGTTGTTCTTTAAGACTAAGATGTCTTCTATTTCTTGGTGCCAGATGGGGAAGTGGACAGTCGCTGATCCACCTCTAATGCCATTTTGAGTGCAACATCTGACAGTTGCTTCAAACTTTTTGAGGAACGGTACAACGCCTGTGTGTTGAACTTCTCCACCCCTGATTTTACTGTTGATCCCACGGATGCGGCCTGCGTTGATACCGATCCCAGCCCTCTGAGCGACATAACGGCCAATGGCCATATCAGAAGTAAAAATACTATCCAAGGTGTCGTCAATATCAACCAAAACGCAAGACGCAAACTGCCGAATAGGCGTTCTAACACCTCCCATGATTGGGGTTGGGATGTTGATTTTATGTCTGGAAATGGCATTGTAGTAACGTGTAACGTAGTCGAGTCTTGTCTCTGGTGAATACTCTGCAAAGATAGTCATTGCAATGAGCATGTACATAAACTGAGGTGTCTCATAGACCTCACCTGTGCTTCTATCCTGTACTAGGTACTTATCCACTACTTGTCTGAGTCCAGCGTAGGTAAATAAGTAATCACGTTCGTGGTCTATAGTATTATCTAGAGTTTCAATTTCTTTCGCTGAATACTTCTTGAGTATATCCTCATCATATATTCCTTTACCAACCCCTCTTTGAATCTGATCGATTAAAACAGGCACTTCATGTATTCTACCATAAAGATTTTTCCTAAGACCAAAGAGAAGTAGTCTTGCAGCCACATACTGATAGTTTGGAACGTCTAGTGAAATAAGATCACTTGCTGATTTGACTAGGATTCCTTGAATTTCTGCGGTGGTAATACCGTCATAGAACTGTATACCTGATTGTATCTCTACTTGACTTGCAGAGACCCCTGCAAGACCCTCACACGCTAATTCAACCATCTTGTGCATCTTCTCTAAGTCGAGAGGCTCAATGTGTCCTTGCCTCTTGACTACCTTAATACCATTGCTCATACTCGTTTCCAATCTTGTAATTTTAATTTGGCTTCTAATCCTTGGTAGATATTTGATTCTACCACCCTTTGCACATTCTGTCCACTAAGATACATGTCATTTATGTCCTTTTCAAGAATATTTTTAGGGAATATAACCACCCTGTCACCTCTATTAATAGTGGTGGCAAGTCTTTCAACTATTTGTCTGTTCCTTGGCTCGTTGTCATATATCCAAACAGGGTTAGTGATTCCCCATTTGCTGACATCACCATCCGCTCCACACATTGCGATTGAATTAGAAATGAATGTGGAGTCAAAAGGTCCTTCCGTAACGTAAACAGTTTCCCCAGTTTTGATATTGTCGAGACCATATATCTTCGGAGCATCCTCCTCCAACATGATCGTGATGTATTTGATTTTGGACTTAGGAAGTAAAGATCTTCCTTGATATCCTATGAGTGTACCTTTGTACCTAAGCGGAATGATGATTCTGGGCTCATCATTTGTAACATCATCAAACGTTTGCTTTTGTGCATTAGTCCACTCCTTAAAGTTCTTGCAATAGTATAAATGTTCTAGTATTTTACTAGAAATCTGTCTACTTTGTTCTAGATATATTCGAGCGGGATGTGATTTATTTAGACTGGCTATATTTTCTAAATCTATTGTAAATTTGTCTTTAATAAATACAGGTTTTGGTGCATCAAATTTAGGAGAGACAATGTTAGAACCTAGGCCTACAGTGCCTTTTTTGTACCTCTCCATAATATACTCTTTATGGAGAGTAGTATCTTGATCTTTAAGAAAATTACTAAAAGCTTTTGAAACACCACAGTTATGGCACTTGTAATTATAATCATTTTTTATAGGATATAAAAATCCCCTTGCTTTATTCTTATACTTACTAGAATCCCCACAGTAAGGGCATCTGAAATTGTATAATCCTCTACTCTTCTTTGAAAACTTTTGTAGTCTAGCTGATAC